GAACGGGTGGCGCTGGTGATCGACCGTGCCGTGCCGCTGTCCATTCCGTCCGCACCGCTGCAGGTGCGCAACATCGAGGAGGGGCGATGCCTCGTCTGACCGAGACCGTGCATCACGCATCGGGCACCTACGAGGCGGGCGCGATGCTCGCCGCCGATCACCCGCTGGTGAAGGCCGGGCCGCACCTGTTCGTCGCCGACGAACCGGTCGCCGCCAAGCCTGCCAAGCCTGCCAAGGTGAAGGCCGAGGGCTGACGTGGCCTACGTCTCGCTCACCGACTTCAAGTCGTGGGTGCGCAATGAGCTCGGTACTGCCGAGGATTCGATCCTGCAGGCTGGCATCGACGCCGCCGTCATCGCCGTGAACGAGCATTGCGGCCGCAGCTTCGACATTGCCGGTTCGCCCTCGGCGCGTTCGTTCGTGCCCGAGTCGTACCGCCTGGTCATCATCGACGACTGCACCAGTGTCACGTCGGTCGTCGAGAACGGCGACACGATCGCTGCCAGCGGCTACCAGTTGGAGCCGCTGAACGGTCGTCGGCCGAGCGGCCTGGCGGTGCCGTACGACCAGATCCGACGCATCCACGGCGACTGGTACATCGACGCCACCGATGAGGGCCGTGCGACGATCGTCGTGACGGCGGCGTGGGGCTGGGCAGTCAGGCCCGCCCCGGTGATCGAGGCGACCAAGATCCTCGCCAAGGACATCCTCATGCAGCGCGACACCCGTAACGGTGTCGCTGCGTTCGGCGAGTTCGGCTCGCTGCGGGTGCGGCTCAACCCGTACGTCGAGGAGCTGCTGAAGCCGTTCGTGAAGGAATCAGCCACGCCGGTCGACGCCGTCGGAGTGTTCTGATGGCGACGCTCAACCTGCGCGCCGTGATGACGGCGCTCGCCAACCAGATCGACGCCAACACGTCTCGGGCGCTCGCCTGCTACGACCTGCAGCCCGCAACGTTGCCGCAGTTCCCGTGCGCCATCGTGCGCCCCGCTGACCAGTTCGTCGCCTATCACGAATCGTTCGGTGCTGCGCCGCTCGTCGATGTGCAGCTCGAGGTCGCAGTGATGGCGCAAGGGACGAGCGACATCGACAGCCAGATCGCCGTTCTCGACATGCTCTCGGCGGGTGCCGGGATGTCGAACTCGATCGTCGACGCCATCAGCGCCGACCGCACGCTCGGCGGCGCCGTCCACGACACCATCGTCCGCACTGCGTCGGGCCTGTCACGCGCTGGGGCCGATGACGGCTCGGCGGCGGTGATGGCCGTGCTCGTTGTCGGCATCAAGCTCCGGAGGTAGGGCATGCCTGTCTACGCCAACACGCGCGTCTCGGCGATCGTCGACACGCTCGAGATCGCCACCTTCGCCACAACCGTGACGATGGAAGCGACCGCCGACGAGATCGACGTCACGACCCTCAACAGCGGAGGTTGGCGCCAGAAGATCGCCGGGCTGCGCACCTTCTCGGTCGGCATCGACGGCTACCAGGACTTCGACTTGATCGGCGTCGATCCGCTGTTCGGTACCAGCGGCCTCACCGTGCTCGACACGTTCACCGTGGCGCCGGTCTCGACCGCAACGGCCGGCGATGTGGCCTTCATCGGCCAGGGCCGACTGCTCGGCAACACGCCGCTCAGTGGCGCTGTCGGCGACGCCGCCGGGTTCTCGATGAACTGGGCGGGCACCGATGTCGTCGCCTGCGGCCAGGTGCTGCACCCGTCGGCGGCTCGCACCACCTCGAGCACCGGCACCGCTCTGGCGTTCACGTTCCCGACCGCGACGCAGCGGCTCTACGCCACGTTCCACGTGTTGAGCGTGACGGGCACCGGCTCGATCGTATTCACGGTGCAGTCGGACGACGCCGTCGGCTTTCCGTCGGCAACGACTCGGATCACCTCGCAGACCTTCACCGGGATCGGGCACCAGTTGGCGAGCGTCGCTGGCCCGATCACCGCAGAGACGCATGCCCGCCTCGGCTGGACGATCACCGGCTTCACGTCGGTGACCTTCGTCGCCGCTGCGGCCGTGGCCTGACCTCCCCACCACCCCCAGCACAGAAGGAGCCGTCATGGCCGTCTTCGCATTGACTTCAGCAACCATCCAAGTCGGCACCGCATGGACCGGCACCGCTCCCGGCGGCGTCGCCGCTGCATCGGGCACGATCACCTCGGCCGTCAACATCAGCGCCCTGGTGAGCCAGGTCGAACTGAGCCTCGAGGCCGAAGAGCTCGACTTCACCAACTTCGCCAGCGCCGGTTGGCGTCAGAAGATCGGTGGCCTGCAGATGGGCACCGTGGCGCTGACCCTCAACCAGGACTTCGACGCCAGCGTGACCGACGCGATCTTCGGTCTCGGTGGCACGCTCGGCTTCGGTTCGGCGTCGTCGCTGTTCATGGACATCCGGCCCACCTCGGCGGTGCGGTCAGCGACGAACCCGTCATACGTGCTGCGCTTCCTGAACCTCGGCTACTCGCCGATCAGCAACGGCGTCGGCGAGTTGGCGACGGTGTCGCTGTCGTTCCCGACGACCGGCGTGGTCACCCGCCTCACGGCCTGACCGTGGCAGGCAGCGGTGTCGGCTTCGAGGCGTCGGCCATCTCGGCGTACTTGCGCAAGTTGGAATCGACGCTCGACGACGACGCCCGGCGGCGCATCATGCGTGCGGCTGGTGGCGACGCCAAGAAGGGCGGCCTGTCGGCAGCAGAGGACACCCTCGGCGCTGACCGGGCCATGTCGAACTTCAAGGGTGGCCGAGTGCCGCTGCGGCTCGGCTACGACGAGGCCGGTTGGCAGTTGTCGATGAATCACCGCCCGTCGGGTGTGTGGTTCCTCGCCGAGCGGGGCCGCAAGGCGTCGGGGTCGATCTACCCACGAGCGAACGGCCGCAAGGCTCGCCGCCCGACCGCTGGCCGGGTGGTGACGACACCGCAAGGCCCGAGGGCGTCGTCGTCGTACGGGCCGTCCCGTGGCCTGCGGACGTTCACGATCGCCGCTGCGCGTGAGCGCAAGGGCGGCACCGATGGCGCTTGGCGTGCATTGCAGGCCGAGTTCCGACGCATCACCAGGGGGTGACCGATGGCGTTCAGCGACAAGCTCACAGTCGTCATCGACTTCGTCACCGGCCCGGCCCAGTCGGGGCTTGGCAAGATGCGCGGCGAGGTGGCCAAGGCCGAGGGTGCGTTCGGCAAGATGAAGGCCGCAGGCGGCGTGGCGTTCGACTCGGTGAAGGCAAACGCCGCCGAATTCGCCCTCGCCGCCGGCGGTGCGCTGATCGCCTTCGGCGTCAAGTCGGTCAAGGCGTTCCAAGACACGGCGCTGGCCGCCGGTCAGTTCAGCGACGCCACCGGCCTGGCCGTCGATGAGGCCAGCCGCCTCATCGAAGTGGCGGGCGACATCGGCATCGAGGCCGGAACCGTCGAATCGGCGCTCGGCAAGATGAACAAGACGCTCGGCGCTTCGCCGCAGTTGTTCACCGACCTCGGCGTCGAGATCGCCAAGACCAACACCGGCGCCACCGACGTGAACGGCACCTTCCTGAACGTCGTCGACCGGCTGAACGCCATCGAGGATCCGGCTGAGCGGGCGCGTGTTGCGTCGCAGTTGCTCGGCAAGGGCTGGCAGGGCATGGCCGAACTGATCGGCCAGGGGTCCGCCGAGTTGAAGGCGTCGCTCGCTGGTGTCGCTGACGCCCAGGTGATCGACGAGAAGGAACTGGAGAAGGCTCGCAATTTCCGCGACCGGATGGACGAGCTGAAGGACCGGCTTGGTGCGGTCGCGATGGAACTCGGCGAGTCGTTGGTGCCAGCACTGGCGCAGATGGCAGAGAACGCTGTCCCCGCCGCTCAGGCCGTCGCCAAGGTTGCGGACGCGTGGATGACGGTCGGCAACGCCGTCAAGAACACCGCCGAAGTGTCGGCCGAGATGTACCTGCAGAATGGCATCACCGTCGATCAGCTCAAGGAAATGGGCTACTCCGCTGACGAGGTTTCGGCGGCACTGGTGAATCTCGGGTTGTCGGCGGTGGAAACCAACGACGTCACCGCTGAGATGGCACGGATCTACGGTGAGCGGGTCATCCCAGCCGTCGACAAGGCGACCAGCCTTGTCGAAGACCTCGATGAGTCCACCGCTGCGCTCGACGACACCTACAAGACGTTCCTCGGCAGCCTTGACCAGCAGGACGCATGGGACGGCTTCTTCGAGAAGATGTACGTCTACCATTCTGAGACGGGCCGCAGCGCCCAGGAGACTCGCGACTACACCCGAGACATCGCCGAGATGGTGATGGCGCTGACCGAGATGCCCGACGAGCAGAAGACGAACCTACTGCTGAAGCTTGAACAGGGCGACCTTGCGGCCGTTGAGGCGGCACTGGCCCGCTACCGCCAGGGTGTCAATGTGCCGGTGCGCTTCCAGGGCCAGGGCAGTGTCGGCTTCGAGAAGCGGGCGATGGGCGGCCCGGTCAATGCCGGGCAGCCGTACATCGTCGGCGAGCGTGGCCCCGAGATCGTGGTGCCCGGCCGGAGCGGCACCGTCATCCCGAACCACCGCATCGGCGTCGGCGGCGGCGTCGGCGGCGGCATGAACGTCACCATCAACATGCCGCCGGGCAGCAACGGCCATGACGTCGTGGCAGCGATCCAGCAGTACGAGAAGCGCAACGGGAAGTCGTGGCGCTCGTGAACAGGGAGGGGCCGACATG